GTCACGGTGGATTCGGACGGGCTTATCATGGAAGTGATGCACCAGATGCGCCTTGCTTCCCAGCCGATCACTGAGGAAGAGAAATACCGCAAGATGTGGGAGTTTGACTCCTACCGCACGATGTCCCCTGGAGAGGGCTTTGCGGAGGAATTCGTCAAGGTCGCCAAGCCGCACTTCCTCGACATCATCGCGGACTTCGGGTGCGGCACCGGGCGCGGCGGTCTGGCAATCAACCGGCTGACCAACTGCGATGTGGTTTTCGTGGACTTTGCGGACAACTGCCTTGATCTTCGTGGGCAGTTTCCATTCGTTTACGCGGACCTCACGCAGTCCATGTCAATGAAGGTGAGCGCCGATATCGGATACTGCACCGACGTAATGGAGCATATCGAACCTGAAAAAGTTCCAGACGCGATCCGAAACATTATGGATTGCGTTGACAAGTGCTTCTTTAAGATTGCGATGTTTCATGACAATATGGGCTCGCTGATAGGGCATCCCCTGCATCTGTCGGTTTTTCCCGTCGAATGGTGGGAAGAACAATTTGCAGGATATGATGTGCTATACAGGAACCATGACGGGGACACCCCCTTTCCGTATGCTACCTTCTACGTCAAAGCCAAAGAAAGGGCTTAACAATGGCGATTCCCTCACGAGTCCTGGCGGCTGGTAACGCGCCGCTTTCTACCGAAGTCATTTGCGGCGATGTGGCTACCGGCCTGACCGCCACCGGCACCAACCTTGCCACCGCCCTGCAACTGAGCGCCGTGGTCAACAACGTGACGACCACCGCCGCCTCGACCGGCGTTGCCCTGCCTCCCGCTGAAGCTGGCGCTATGGTCACGGTGTTCAACAACGGCGCGAGTTCGCTGACCGTCTATGCCCTCACCGGCACGACTGTTGATGCTGGCGCTTCCGTTGCCATTGCCGCTGGCAAGGAACGGATTTTCTTTGGCATCTCCCCGACCGTTTGGCTTTCCCATCTCGGAGCGTAATACATGCTGGATAGCGACGACCTGAACGCGGACGCGCATCTTTACGTCGAATTTTACGAATACGAAAAGGACCCCTACAAGGGCCGCGATTTCGTCAGGATCATGACCCCTGGTGACAAGACCAACGTCATTGAGACTTTCGTTAACGACGACCACAAGAGACGCTTTTCCCGTCAGTGGCTCGCTTACCAGATGAGGAACAGCACCGAGACGGCCATGCTCATTGGCACCCCGCTTTCGCGGTGGAAGAGTGAGCGGGACGCCGACCTCAGTGATGTTCAGCTTGCCGAACTGCAAATCCTGAAGTTCCAGACGACCGAACAGGTCGCCACGGCTACGGACGCGCAGTTGCAAAAGATTGGCATGGGCGCAGCGGGCCTTCGGGAACGCGCCCGCGCCTATCTCACCGGCAAGAACAACGCAGAGGCTCAACAGAAGATTGACGCCCAGCAGGCCGAGATTGATGAACTCAAGAAGCAGATGCAGGCTCTCTTGGGCGAACGTCGCGGCCCTGGCCGACCGAAGAAGGAAGAGGCTGTAAATGTCCTCGACAATGCTGGAGTTGGTGACACAGGTCACTAACGAACTAGGCATTTCTACGCCTACGTCCGTTGCCGGAAACACCAATCAGGACGTTGTTCAAATCCTGGCGCTGATGAACGCCTCTGGATATGAACTGCTCCGAAAGGCTGACTGGCGCGAACTGACGAAGCCGTATTCCTTCTTCACCGAATACACCACGACTACGGGCACCTACACGACGGCGGCAAGGACGGTTACGGGCATCCCGTCCACCGCCGGGCTCGACACGACCTACATGGCCGTTGGCACGGGCATCCCGAATGGCACGTTCATTGAGAGCGTGGATTCGCTGACCCAAGTGACGCTGACCTCGTTCCCGCAGGACGCGGCCACAAGCGGGACGATCTATTTCCAAAAGGTCAAATACGACCTGCCGTCCGACTACGACGCCATTGTTCCGCGCACTCAGTGGGACCGGAGCAAGCGTTGGGAGATGCTTGGCCCCGAGGACGCGCAGCAGTGGGAATGGCTGATAAGCGGCTATATCAGCACGGGACCGCGCATCCGTTGGCGTCTCCTGGGCGACTATTTCCAGATTTGGCCGGGCGTCTCGACGGCTGAGAACCTTAGCTTTGAATACCGCAGCAAGGGCTGGGCGCGTAGTGCGGCGGGGGTCGCCAAAAACAGTTTCACGTTGGACACGGACACCTGCATTTACCCTGACCGGGTAATGGTCCTGAACACCAAGCTGAAGTATTTTCAGGCCAAGGGCTTCGACACGACGGCCCTGTTCCGTGACTTCTACACCGAACTTGAGACGGCGGTCGCGCAGAACACTTCGGCGGCAAACCTGTCGTTTGCGCCTCGCCCTGGCAACATTCTCATCGGCTACGACAACATTCCTGACAGTGGGTATGGGCGGTAATGGCTCTGGCTCCGCGCACACTGGTTCAACGGGCGACGGCTAACGTCGATTCGCTGCCCGCGCCTGTGGGTGGTTGGAACGCTCGTGACTCGTTGGCGAACATGGAACCCGTTGACGCTGTGTCTCTGGTCAACCTGTTCCCGACCGTTTCCAGCGTCGTGCTTCGCGGCGGCTATACCAAGCACGCCACCGGCCTTGACGGCGAAGTGCAGACGCTCATGACCTATTCGGCGGGCGCGACCACGGAACTGTTCGCCGTCACCGAGACGGGCAAGATTTACGACGTAACGTCCAGCGGCGCTGTGGGCGCTCCTGTAGTGACGGGGCTGTCGTCGGGCACATGGGAGCATGTGAACATCACGACCTCGGGCGGTAGCTTCCTCGTGGCCGTCAACGGCATTGATGAGCCTCGCCTGTATGATGGCACGACTTGGACAAGCATTTCGACGGGCGGCGGTGGAACTCAGATTTCCGGCGTGACGACAAACGATCTTGTCAATGTGGTGCTGTTCAAGAACCGGCTGTGGTTCATCGAAAAGGACACGCTGAACGCTTGGTATCTGCCGACTGACTCCATTTACGGCGCGGCTCAAGCTTTGCCCATGACCGCGATTGCGCGGCATGGCGGGCATCTGGTGGACCTCGACACCTGGACTATCGACGCGGGCTACGGCGTTGACGACAACCTCGCGTTTATCACAAGCGAGGGCGAGGTTATCCTGTGGAGCGGGACGGACCCTTCGTCGCTTACGTCATGGGCGCTGATTGGCGTGTGGAAGCTTGGCTCGCCCATTGGCGACCGCTGTATGCTCAAGTGGGGCGGCGACCTGCTGATCCTCACCTATGACGGCCTGATCCCGATGGCGTCCAGCCTGCAAAGCAGCCGCCTTGATCCCAGGGTGGCGCTATCAGACAAGATTCAGGGCGCGATCACGGCGGCGACGACGGCCTACGGGGGCAACCATGCGTCGGTGGGCTGGCAGATTGTCTATACCGCCAAGCATAACGCCGTGTGGATCAACGTGCCCGTCTCGCCCGGCCACCAAGAACAGTATGTGATGAACACCATCACGAAATCGTGGGCTCAGTTTCAGGGCTGGGCCGCGAACTGCTGGGAAATATATGAGGACGACCCGTATTTCGGCGGCAATGGCTACGTCGGGATGGCGTGGGACGATACCTATGCCGACGATGGCGCGGATATCCCCACGGCGGCGGTGCAGGCGTTCAACTATTTCGGCTCGCGGGGCGTGAAGAAGTATTTCACGCGGGCGCGATATAGCCTGTTTACGAACGGCTCCCCGGCGATCTTTGTCGGCATGAACACCGACTTTGACACTACGACCAACGCTGCGCCGTTGTCGTTCTCTGTGACGGGTGCGGCGACTTGGGATGTATCACTTTGGGACGTTGGCTCCTGGGGGGCCGGGCTTGTGATGACGAACCAATGGCAGGGCATTACCGGCATTGGCTATTGCGGTGGCCTGCAATTCAAGTCGTCCAGCCAAGGCGTCCAGATCGAATGGGCCTCAACAGATGTGGTGTATCAGACCGGATGGGCTGGCATATGATCTTTGCCCGTGAAAAAGTTGCCGACTGCATGGACGAATGGCGCGTCCTTGGTGATGACCATTGGAATGAGTATTACCAAGACTCCGACTTTCACCCGGATGAAAACGGCCTGAAAGAGCAAGAGCGCAACGGCCAGTTCGTCTATTTCTCAATGCGGGATGAACACGGCAAGCTTTGCGGGCAGGCGGGCTTTACCGTCACCTACAACCCGATCTTCTCGTCTTATGTGGCATACGATAGTTTCTTCTACATTGCCCCTGAACACAGAAACAAAAACAACATGAAGAAGCTTCTGTATTTTGCGGGCAAAAATCTAAACGAATCCGGCGTCAATCAGGTTCTGGCTGGTCATCACCTTGAACAAGATTTATCCTCTCTCCTGAAGGGCGCAAGCTTCAATCCGGCAAGTATGCTGTATCTATTCACAGGGAATGAGTGATGGGTAGTCTGTGCAAGAGTCCTAAAGCACCCCCTGCGCCTGATTACGCGGCGGCAGCTAAAGCACAAGGACAAGCCAACCTCCAGGCGGGCCTGCAAACGGCTGGCATCAGCAACCCCAACATCGTCAGCCCGTATGGGAACCAGACGGTCACTTGGGACATGTCTGATCCCAACATGCCGAAGCCGACGATCACGCAAACGCTGACCGACGACGCCCAAGCGGCTCTGAACGCCCAGCAGCGCGTGGACCGGGAACTTGCCGAACTCGGCAGTCAGGGCATCGGCACGGCCAAAGAGATTCTCGGCACGCCGTTCAAATATACCGGCCCCGACATTCAGACCTCGTTTGATAAAGGCCCGGCCCTGAACTACGGCCCGACTATGGGCGAGTATGGCACCGCGCAGGGCGTGGACCTGAGCCAATTCGGGCAGAACCAGGGCCTTGACGAAACCCGCTACGGGCAAGCGGGCACGATCAATGCCAATGCCTATGGCCTCGCGGGCGGTATTGGCGCGAGCGACTACGGCCTTGCTCGCGGTCAACTCGACCTGTCGAACGTGGCGCGTATGCCGGTCAACGCTGGCATGACCGGGCAACAGGCCATCCTGTCGCGCCTTGCGCCGCAACTGGAGCGCCAGCGCGAGGGCCTGCGAACCCAGCTTCTCAACCAGGGCCTTCGCCCCGGCACGGAAGCCTATGCGCGGGCTATGGAACAGCAGGGCCAGCAAGAGAATGACCTACTGACCCAAGCCGCGCTGCAAGGCATCAACGTCGATATGTCTGCAAACCAGCAGGGCTTTGGGCAGGCGGCGCAGACGCTCGGGCTCTACAATCAGGCAATCGGCCAGAACTTCGGTCAGGGCATGTCCGCGCAGCAACTGCAAAACGCGGCTATCGGGCAGAACTTCGGTCAAGGTCTGTCATCCCAGCAACTCGGGAACGCCGCGATTGCCCAAAACCTGCAAGCCGGGCTTATGGGCCTGCAATCCCGCAACGACGCGCTCAATGCCAACATTGGCAACGCCATGCAGGCGCAGGCCATGCAAAATGATGCAATGCAGCAGAACTACGGCCAGGCGGCAAATATTGCCGGGCTGTATAACTCGGCGGCGGCGCAGAACTACAACCAGAACATGCAGGCGGCTCAGTTTGGCAACACGGCCTCCGATCAGGCCCTTGCTCGCGCCCTGCAACTTCGCAATCAGCCGCTCAATGAAGTCACCGCGCTCATGGGCGCTTCGCAAATCCAGAACCCGCAATTCCAGGGCTACACGGGCGCGAACGTCGCGGCGGCTCCGGTCTACGACGCCACCAGAGACACCGGCAATTACGCCATGAATGTTTACGGGCAGCGCGTGGCGGCTCGAAATGCCAATGTGCAGGCGGTTGGTAACGTCGTGGGCACCGCTGCAACAGCAGCAATGAGCGACATGCGCCTGAAGTCCAACATTGAGCGCGTGGGCACTCATCCGCTTGGCGTTGGCGTCTATGAGTATGACATTGACGGCCACCGTGAGCGGGGCGTGATGGCCCAAGAAGTGTTGCAGGTTAAGCCTGAAGCCGTCACTATGCGCGACGACGGCTTCTACATGGTCGATTACGGGGCTCTCTGATGCCAAATATTAGCCTCACAGACTTCAAGGCCACCCAAGAAGCCGCAGAGCGTCGGAAGCGCCTTGCCGCCGCGCTGCAAGAGCAGGCCACCGCGCCTATTCAGATTCAGTCCTACAACGGGATTCAGGCTCCCATTCCGGTTACGGAAGTGCTTGTAAAGGCGCTTCAGGGATACTTGGGCGGTAGGCAACAGAAGAAGGCCGAGGAAGAGCTTGCCGCCGGTCGCGCCAAGGCTCGCACTGAGGCTATGGATTTCGTGCGCGGGCTCAAGCAAGAGACGCCCCAGGATCGTTTCATTACCCCGCCGAGCTTCCAGCCTGAACAGCCGGGCTTCATTGACCGACTGAAGGCAGCCGGGCAATCGTTCATGCCGCAACAGGCCCCGCAACCGGCCCCGCCGCCTCAACCTATGGTCGCCCCGCCTCAAAGTGCGCCTATGGCCCCGGCGCAGCCTATGCCTATGCCGCAACCGGCTCAACCTGAAGGCCCTTACAGCGGCTATAATGGCCCCGGCCCTATGGACGTTTCGGAACTTCGGCAAATCCCGGCTGAACTCCAGAACCGCGCTCGCTCGCCTGAAGAACAGCAGCAGATGCTCATGGACGCCGCGATGAGCGGCAATCCGTATTTGGAGAAGCTGGCCCCGTCCATGTATGACGACATTCAGGACCAGCAGGCCGCAATCGCGGATCGTGAGCGCAAGATGGGCGCTATCATGGGCTTGGACCTCCCCGACGATCAAAAGGCCGCATTGATGGCCGAACTTGATTTGGGGGATAGCAAGCTTCTGTCCCAATTCAACAAGCCGCCTGTGCCGATTCAGTCCCCCGAGGGCGTCATTGGCCTTGTGGCCCAAAAGGTTGCTCAAGGTCAGCCCTTGACCAAGGGTGAGCAAGACATTTGGAACATCTACACGGCGCGTGAGCGGAAGCGGGCTTACATTGCCCCGCGTGGCGGCGGCGGCTCTGGCGGTGGATCAGGTGGGGGCGCGGGCGGCGGTGGTGGCGGCAATGCCACTATGAACGCTCTTGAAACCGAACTTCGCAGAAGGGGCATCTTGAAGTGACAGACTTCAGCAAAATGTCCGATGATGAGTTGCTGGCTATGTATCAGCAGCTTAAAGGCTCGTCTGGTGGCAAGCCTCCGGTTCCTCGTATTGAGGAAAAGACGACGGCTTACAATACGGGTTCGATAATTAACAATCTTGAGGAAATGAACCGAGCCCTTCGTCAAGACCCCCGTGCGGTTAGACCTGGGGTGGCTGAAGCTTTTTTCGGTAATTTTCCGCAAACAGAGGGACTGGCGAACGCTTTGCGCTCAGGCCCGCGTCAAATGTATTCATCTTCTCAAGATGATATTCTTGACTCGCTTCTGTATCTTGCAACTGGAGCGGCATACAACAAAGAACAGTATGCCGTTAAAAGGGGCGCATACAAAATTAACTACACTGACAAGCCTGAGCAAGTTGCTTC